GTTCGCTACAGTGAACTACTCGCCTTCATAATCGCAGCACTTTAATCGGAGAATAATCATGGCAGTAACTTGGACAATCGCACAACTAGAACGTAACACAGACGGCAATGGCGTAGTAGTAGCACACTGGCGCGCCTCAGACGTAGACGGCGACCACTCAGGCAGCTCTTACGGCACTTGTGGCTTTACTCCTGATGCAACTGCTGACGGCTACACTGCCTATGCAGACATCACTGAAGCTCAGGCTATCGAATGGGTCAAAGCATCTATGGGCGAAGATGCTGTTGAGTCTCTTGAGTCTAGCATTGCTGCACAGATCGAAGAATCAAAAGCACCGGCAACTTCTGCTGGCGTACCTTGGTAAACCACTAACTTAAAACGGAGATATAACATGGGCGAGAAAAAAACAACTCCCATTACGATCAATGACGTTGAATACACTTATGAAGATATGACCGAGCAACAGCAGGCAATGGTTAATCACTGCAATGACTTAGACAGAAAGATTAAGTCTACGCAATTCAACCTTGACCAGCTATCGGTTGGCAAAGATGCATTTGTTAATATGCTTATTGCTGACCTTGAGAAAGAAGCTGAGTAAATGAAACTGGTCTTTGCGTTAATTGTTTTGATTGATGGAACGGTTGATGTAAAGGCCACTAGTCATTGGCATGATCTTAATCGGTGTAGGTGGTTTGCTGAAGAGCTAACCATTCAGGGGACAAAAAAAAGATACAGTACTCCAGTAATGGCGTATTGCGTTCCCAAATATGTAGACCCTAGCAAAATACAGGTACACACATAATGCTCGCTGAAATCGCCGCCGCCAATGCTGCATTTGCTATTGTTAAATCTGCGCTATCTAACGGGAAAGAGCTGTATGATTGCTCTGCCGCTGCAGGTCAATTTTTTGACAATAAAAGTATTATTGCTAAACGAGTAGCAGAGAAGGGCCAATCAGACCTTCAGGCTTTTATGGCTCTGGAGAAGATAAAAGAACAAGAGGCTTGGCTAAAGGAACACATGATTTATTGCGGTCGTGCCGATATGTATACGGATTGGCTACAGTTTCAAAGCGAATGTAGAAGAGAAAGAGAGAAAAAAATTAGGATCGCTGCATTAAAGCGCAGTCAGAACCTAAAATATTTATTTAACTTTATTGCTGTTATTGGATTAGCTTTAGGCGTAGTGCCTATATTAATCTATGCAATTATGAATATGGTTGTTTAATTATGTATCAATACCACCAAGAAAGACCAACCCCCCATTTTTTAACTGATATTGCTAAAGGAAATATGTGGGATTCAAGAACTCTTAATTTGTTTGGAGTTAATCGTACAGTAGGAACTGACTGGGAAACGCTGTGGGATGATGGCGGAAATTATGTCTATCCCACATCTGCTCTAATTATGTCTGCTGTATCCTCATCTGCTTCAGATACTATGGCATTATTGATTAGCGGCCTTGACGCAAATTACAATGAAATAACTGAAACTGTTACGCTTAACGGAACTTCTAGTGTAAGCACAAGCGCATCTTTTTTAAGAGTTAATAGCGCGGTTATATTAGCTGGGTCAAATGTGGGCAATATAACTATCAGCAATGGCGGGCAAACTTACAGTTATATTACTATAGGCGTTGGGTTAGCCCAATCCTCAGTTTATACTGTACCTGCGGGTCATAGTATTTACATTTATAGGATTGATTGCACATCTGGAACTACTACTGGTCAGAAATATATTAGCCTTAGAAATGTTACTCGCACATCATCGGGAAGAATATTAAGGGTCGCAGAAAGCACCTTTAGCGCAAACGTTAGCTTTGATCGACAAGTACCATTTAGAATTACCGAGAAAACAGACTTTCATTTTGAGGCTAAATCTTCTAGCTCTACCAATGAAATATCAATTATAACCGAAGCATTGCTAATTCAAGACAATTAACCCCAGCGAGTAAATCAATGGCAACTGTAACCGAAGCACTTTTAAAACTTGAAGCACATGAAAGAGAATGTGCCGTTCGTATGATATCAATAGATGAGAAGTTTCAGAGCATAGAAAAGCGACTAGATGAAGGTTCTCTAAGGTTTAAAAAAAGTGAAATGATGTTGTGGGGCATGTACCCGCTGATAATTGGATTGTTCCTAGTAGAGAAGTTTGTTTAATGAGCTTAATAAACCAGTTAATAGGGCCAGTAACAGGTCTTTTAGATAAATGGATACCAGATGCAGACACCAAGCAGAAGATCGCACACGAACTTGCGACAATGTCAGAGAAACACGCGCAGAGTATTGCACTGGCGCAAATTGAACTTAACACAGCAGAAGCCAAAGGTAACTGGTTTCAGTCAGGATGGCGACCAGCTACGGGCTGGGTCTGTGTCCTTGGCTTTGGAGTCAACTTCTTAATCTCACCATTGGCCGCTGGCTTTGGCGTAGTTATCCCGCAAGCTGATACTGGCACTATGATGCCTATTCTGATGGGCCTATTGGGGCTGGGCGGGCTTCGCAGCTTCGAGAAAACCAAACAAGTAAAAGGTAAATAACATGGCTAAATCACCTAAAAAAGAAAGTGGCTTCTTTAAAGCCAAAGAGCTTACCTGTAAGTGCGGCTGCAATACCACAGAATTCGACCTAGGGTTTCTTGCTACCCTAAATGCTATCCGTGAAGAGTGCGGGTTTAGCTTTGCCCTATCATCTGCTTACAGATGCCCACAACACCCCATAGAAGCCCGTAAAGAGCATCTAGGAGCGCATACAACTGGAAAGGCAGTAGATGTGTTAGCTAACGGAGAAAACGCCTTAGAAATCATTAGAGTGGCCCAGAAGCATGGTATACAGAGAATAGGCATACAGCAGAAGGGTGGCGGTCGGTTTATCCACCTTGATGCCTGCACTGACGAAGACGGCTTTCCTAATCCAGCCATTTGGAGCTATTAATGGCCATATAAATTAGTTATACTTTTGGTGCGCCATGTGGCGTAAACTTTTTAAATTGTCTCTTGTTATTCCCTTTTAGCCCTGCTTATTAATTTATTGCAGGGCTTTTTTTTGCCTTTTTTTCGTTATTGGTATACAAAAAGGTTTACAATAGGGTTTAGATAGGTAATAATGTAACCTCAATCAACGAATCAAAGGGTATTAAAATGATAGATTACAATGGCTGGACAAATCGTAACACTTGGCTTATCAATTTATGGTTTGGAGATATTATAAGAGATGCACTTGAAGAAGATTGCTGTGAAAGTGCAGAAAATTTACAGGCTTTTATTGAATTTGAGATTAATACAGATGTTATGGATTGCTCTTTAATGATTAGGGATTTTTTGGATTTTGATGGTATTAACTGGGAAGAGCTTTGGGAAAACATTTGTATGGACATTTTTAATGAAGGGGATAACAAATGAATATGAATGATTTAAGTTTTTATGAGCAGGGTGAATATGATGCATTAAATGGTCACCCTGTTAAAGATGTAGAAAACCCAGAGTATTACTGGGGCTATGCTGACCAGTACGCTCAAGAGCAATGCGATACCGCAAGAACCGAAACCAATGCCGTAGGAGGCAAAAAATGAGTTTATCTAAAGAAGTCTGGCAGACTCTATCTGCTATTGATGTATCAAAGCATATTGAAAAGAAAGGAAATTTGTCTTATTTATCATGGGCTTGGGCTTACGGCACTATGATGGAGCATTACCCTGACATTCATTATTCCTTTGAAGAGGATAAGTGCGAGGATACCAATACTGTTGAAATCAGTTGTGTAGTTCATATCCATACAGGTGCTGAGCGAGACGAGATGATGATGCGCCACATGTGGTTGCCAGTTATGGACCATAGAAACAAGGCAATAGTTAATCCTGACAAGTTTGCTATCAACTCAAGCAAGATGAGATGTTTAGTTAAGTGCTTTGCAATGTTTGGGTTAGGTCACTACATATATGCAGGCGAAGATATCAACCCTGTTATTGCTAATGCTGTTATTAGTGATCATCAAGCTGCTGATCTAATTATGCTTATGGATGAACGTGACGCTGACACTATCGCGTTTTGTAACCACTTTAAGTGTGAAACCCCTTACAAGTTGCTTGCGTCTCAATATGACAGGGCTATGCATGCCTTGCGTAACAAAAAGGCTCCTCAAGGATGATTATTTTAGATCACGAGCAAGGTACTGAAGAATGGTTTGCCGCACGAATGGGTAAACCTTCTGCAAGTAACTTTGGAAAGCTATTAACAACTACGGGTAAGCCTTCTACATCTGCTGATGGGTATATCAATCAACTTATTGCAGAACGTCTTACAGGAAAATCTGAGCCTTTCTACACCAACGAGCACATGCAGCGGGGGACTGAGCTTGAGCCTGAGGCGAGGGAGGCATACGAATATATTACTGGGTATAAGGTAACAGAGCATGGTTTTATTCTTGATGATAGCGAAGAGTTTGGTTGCTCGCCTGATGGGATAATTTACCACAACCCTAAGTATATGACTGGAGTTGAAATAAAATGCCCAGCGGCTAATACGATGGTCAAGTATACTCGCGACCCGCAATCTTTAGGGAAAGCGTATTACCAGCAGATTCAAGGATGCATGTTGGTTACAGGGGCCGCATCTTGGGACGCTTTTGCGTTTCACCCAGAAATACCCCCCGTCATGGTCACATTTTGTCGTGATGAGGGTTACATATTAAAATTGGCCGAAGAAGTAAATAAGGCTGTAACTGTGATACTAAACCAAGTGGAGAAAATGAAATGAAAGTAGGAATATCTGTAAGAATTGACGTTACCAAAATCGACAAGTCACGACTGTATAAGGGTGCAAAAGGTACTTATCTTGACCTAACCACCTTTGTTGATACTGCTGTATCTGACCAGTATGAAAACAACGGATTTGTTAGCCAAACCCTTACCAAAGAAGAGCGCGAATCTAAAACTCAAACTCCAATCTTAGGTAATGTTAAGGTTTTCTATACTGATTCAGGATCACCTGCAGGTTCTGCTGGGCAGGGTAAAGCTGCTATAGAAGATATGAGTATTGAAGATTTGGATGATGACGTACCATTCTAGCCTAAAAACCCCCTCTCGCGAGGGGGAAACCATAGGAGGTTTGCTAGTCGGGGGAACCAGCTCAATCACTCTAACACAGGATTTTAACCAATGGAATTGATAGATGCAGGCAAATGCCTACGAATCGCTCAGAAAAACAAAGGCATTAAAAGTGCAGAGCTTGGTAGAATGACAGGCACCTCCCCGCAGCAAATGCTTCGATGGAGATCAAATAAAAACATGAAGTTGCATACTATGCAGCTACTTACCTCACATTTGGATATATCAATACCTGACTTTATAACATTAAGTTATAGGTAACATTGTCTTTTATGTGTACTTTGTGTGTTAGATGATTAAAATGTAACAAGTATTCGGGCTAGAGGGTGACGGAATCCTTAAATTAAACGTCACAGCGTGGTTGACCCTCCAGACATAGCCCCAAAGATAACTCGGTTGTTATCAATGGATAGGTTGGATATCCGATACGAATACTAATTAACCGCAAAGTTGCTTTAGCCCTTTGATCTTAAATTTACTGGTTTTTCCAGTAAAAGGGTTAAATCATCTTTAAATAAATACATTTTTTGTACACATTAAGAAAACATGTACATCTTATGTAACAACTGGTTAACAATTAGATTGCCTGAAGCAAATAAGGTATTTAAAAATAACCTTTAATTAATCACTTGGCGAGGCTTGCCGAGTCCTTAGGGGAATAAAATGACTGATAAAGAGCTTTATGTAAAATTTCAAAACCTTTTTAAATATCAAGAAGGTAAATTGATAAGAAAGGTTGATGTTAAACAAACTAAAAAAGGCGATGAAGCTGGAACTATTAATGGTTGTGGGTATAAGCAGGTAAGGGTCGAAGGTAAGATATATTTAGTTCACAGAATAATTTGGCTTTTAACCTATAAACACTTACCTATTTGCATCGATCACATTAATCATAAACAATCAGACAACCGTATTGAAAATTTGAGGGCAGCCACAAAAAGTCAGAATGCTCACAATAGGGTTATTAATAAAAACAGTACAACTGGAGTCAAGGGTGTATCGTTTGTTAAATGCCGCAATAAATGGCGTGCGCAAATAAAGTTGAATAATATACCTATAAATTTGGGTGAGTTTGATGATTTAAATGAAGCGGAAAAAGCTGTTACTGATTACAGACAAAAAGCTCACGGCGAATACGCGCACAACGGATAGGGGGATATATGCTTTTAAATACAAAGGAAAACTGGGAGCCTGAACAGGCTGACGTTATTGCTTGGGGTAGGACCTACCCAGCGGTTGACGTACATCAAGAGTTGCGGGCTATGGAATCATGGCTAGACGCCAATCCAACTAAGCGTAAGACTAAATCAGGTATAAAAAGGTTCGTTAATAGCTGGCTTGCTAGATCACAGAATCAAGGCGGTAGCAGCCCGATTGCTAAAAGCTACAAGAAGGCAGATAGTTTACGGGCCAGAACTCTAGACGAAAGCCTTACAGATATTAGCTGGTTAGAGCCAGAGCAGCAGAAGGAAATGAAAGAATATTATCTAGCTCAGCGCGGCTACTATTACGATGGGGAGCTAAAACATGGGAGCCGCTAATAAACCTAGATTCATCCAGTATAAGAAACATCCTGAATGTCACAATTGCGTAAACGTAGCTTGCGGTTGCCATAATACTAAACTCGAATATGGTAATTACTATACCTATAAGCAACTTCAAGAGGCGGTTAACGTAAGCAAAGCAACAATAAAAGGCAGGTTGTACGGTAAGCCATTCTTTACTGATCGCGATCTGTACAGAGTTGGAGATGCTCAGAAAAAGCCTTCAGATTACATGATGAGGGTTAGAGGCTCTGACAAGCTGGAAACTTCTAGCATGAGATTATCCGATAAATGGTTGAGGGTATTAATATGACGCAAGGCGATTATATTTTTATTAAAGATGCAACAGAAATACAGCGTAGGCTGCCATTTTTAATGAGAAGAATAGAAGAATGGGATTATTCTAAACCTCTCACTATAAAATTTGAGCCTTACGAAAACCCAAGGTCAATAAGTCAAAACGCTATGGCTCATGTTTGGTACAGGCAAATATCAGAAGAAATGGCTAATAAAGGCCATGTGATTAAGCATGACAAACCAGAGGAGGTCTGGAAGCTCTGGTTGAAGCGAAGGTTTATCGGAATCTACACTGTCAACATTGGCAAAGAGATTATCGAGGATCAAGTCAAATCAACTAAAGACCTAAATAAAGGCGAAATGGCTTACTTTCTGGATCAAGTGTATCATTGGGCTACAAAGCAGGGAGTTATGTTAAGCGTGCCGCATGAAAGCGAGTACGCAGCCCTGCAAAACCAGCAGGAGAGATAGTATGCCTAAGATTGACTCTAGTGTTTTATTGGAATTTGCAAAGTCTGACAGACAGAAAGAAGTTTGCAACGCAGTAATCAAGAACGGATCAAACGCAAAAGCAGCTTATGCTCTTGGGGTTAATCGAAGAACAATTGATAAGACAATGCAACGTATAGAAAGGTTTGCAGCATCCAAGGCAGTTGCCCCACATAAGAATGTAGACCGAGAGACGATGGAAGGCTTTGATGCCAAACGGGTGTCTACGGCTTACAAGGAAGACGGGTCAATAGCCTTACAGTGGGTTATTCAAGAGCCACAAAAGCGCAATATGAAGGAAAAGATTGATGCTTTGATGGAAGGTATGACTGATGACCTTACAGGGTTTAAATTCCCTGTTGCGCAACCTGCAACACTTGATGATGATTACCTAGCCATGTATATGATTGGCGACCATCATTTTGGCATGTTGGCTGACTCAGAAACTAAGATTGATGACGATGACTGGGACGTAAAGATAGCAACTCAGATATTGATTGATGCTACTGACAGATTGGCCAACAGGGTTGGGGATGCTGAAGTAGGTGTGTTGCTTAATGTTGGTGACTTCTTTCATGCTGACAGCAGTGCTAATACCACCACTAAAGGAACGCCAGTAGATGTTGATACACGCATAGGTAAGACCTTTAAGTTGGCTGGTAGATTGTTTCAGGTGTTGATAGATAAGATGCTTGAGGTACATA